CACAACAGTTACGGTTGCAGAGAATGTAATAGTGGAAGACCCACTTGCTCCAACAGTAGCGGAAGCTACAGTAGCAGAAGTGAAGTCAGTAGATACAGTAGATGTATCTGTGGCAGCACCAGAAGCGTTTAGTCCATCTAGTATCATACCAGCTTGGATAAATCGAAGTGGGCTTCCAACATTTACTGTTGAAGATGTTACATTTACAGTTGTTGTATTGACCGAAGATTGATCAGAAGCAACTGTAGATAGATCACCACGACTACCAAAATAAAGCATCCTATTGAAATACTTTCTACTGTTACGAGTCATTCTATCCATTTCCTCAGACATAGCTTCAGCAAATGCTGCTCTATCTCCCTGAGACTGTTTCATAGCCTGTGCGGAAACTTCAATGCGACCATACCAATATTTTGGTGATACTGTGGCTGTTACATAGACTTCGTTTTGTGCAGTAGGTAAAGTTCCTCGTTCTGATCTAGTACCTACACCAAAGTTCCTGCCAACGTGCACAGGATAAACAAGTCTTCTACCACCAACACGTTCAGAAGAAGCGTTAGCGATATCAAACATTGTTACTTTTTCATTCAGTGTATCTCGTACTTTTCCTAGAAACCAGTCCTTCAACACCGCATCAAATGTGGTAGTTGTTGCTGGCATAGCTTACTCCTTACTCTGTTTGTTCCATTTGATCCATATACGCCTTCAAATCAGCTACATGGTCTGCACTAGAAAAGTTTGTATATTTCTTTTCTTCGCTGGAAGGAATCGGTGCTCCTGATCCACCTCCAGATGCAGGGGGCAAACTAGAGTTCTGTTTAAGTTTATTAGTGTGTTCTGATATAATTTGCTGTTTATATGAGTTTACATAACTTGCTCTCTCATTTACAGCAGTTTCCATTGGTGTTCCGAGGGCCACTTTAGCGTAAATCGTATCCCAATCACCAGCCTGTAAATCTGGATTTTGTTTAGCGAACTCTGCTTTCTTTGTTTCCCAAGCAGATTGGGCTACCTGATTTTTCAATTGAGAGGTATCCTGTTGCACCTGTTTTTGTACGTTTGCCACTTGATCCTGTAACCTTTGGATTTGAGCAGCGTATGGGTCTTCTTCCTCCAACTCTCTATACCTATCTTCTTGCGATTGTTGCTGCTGCTGATAGGCAAGTTGTTGAGCTCTAGCATCGGCCTGCTGATTGACCCAATCGTCTAGGCCTTGCTTTTGTTGATTTAAGTTCTCCATCTCTTGAGAATAATGATAACCTTTTTGTAATAGTTCCGTTGTTCGAGGGTCATTAATGTCCCAATCTACCTCTTTACCACTTACTTTTAACTTTAAAGAGTTCGGATCACTTGTATCGGCAGGTACTTCACCGATGTTCTGATCTCCTACATCTTGGAATTGTTCCTCTTGAGGAGTTCCCATATCTGTGGTTTGATCTTGTTCTGCCATGTTGCTCTCCTAATATAGTTAGTTTCCACTACGTCTAAATTGGGCGTAGATAGTTCCTGCTCCAACTAAACCATGAACAGCAATATCGGCAGTTGAAACAATGTTAAGGTCTTTCAAATCTATTGTTGTTGCTGTGTTTAGCATCAATGTAGGCAGTATCGCAGTACCACCGACACTAAGTTGTACCTGTGCTGCTGTTGCAGTTGCAGAAATAATCACTCTATCTAAAATAGTTTGATGTATTCTTTGTTTTGGATTTGGACCATTTACATTGGTTACAGTCGAAGATATAAATATCGCTGTCGCTGTAGGTACTGTAATTGGACCAGTTGAATAACTATGATACCAAGTTCCATGTTTATCTGGCATTACATTGGGCCTCCTTGCTGTATTCCCTCGTCAGGGGTAGCAAACTGATCGTCTTGAACTTCTTCTTGGATGGCCCCACCTTGTTGGCCTCCCATTTGAGCAGCCATAGCTTGAGCGTTTGCTGCTTGGATTTGTTCAGTTAAAAATGCACCATGCTGTTGCAGGTGTTGTTCAAAAAGTTGGTCTATCTGTGGTTGTTGCTTAATCATTTCTATATATTCTGGAGCTTTACGTCTTCGGTTATGTATTTTAACGTGCAATTCATGGTCTTGATATCGTTTTGCAATAGGCATAATTCCCGAAATTATTTCTCTGTTTTCAGTTTCTGCCTGTGCTTCATCAAGTGCTTGTTCAGAGAATACATCTTGTGTTTGTCCAAATTCTAATAACTCCATAACAGTACGCCAATCGGTTCTACCAGTTTCTGGATTAATAAATGCACCTCTTTGTTCCATATCTAATATTTCTGCTTTTTTTGCAACCAAACTAAATGGAACATTGGAACCTGCTGCGATAACTTGTGTATTTCCTCGCAACATATCTCCAGTAAAATTATCTACAACATCAACTTCATTATTTTTCCCTATAATTTGAATTTTTTGTGGAACTACCATTCTTTCTGAAGCTATCAACAATGCCAAGTTTGCTACTTCTGCATCATTTTCTCTAACGTCAATTCCTGTAGTTCCTATTTGTGTGTTGTCTGACTCTTGCAACAACTGAATTGCTACACCACTTCTTGCACCTGCTGGTAATGCACCTCTTGATACTTCCCTTACACCAGACTGTTCCATCATATTTTCTTTATGTTTTTCTAACACGCTAAACAAAGTTGGTGTAGGGGGGTGTATATTAATCATATGAGGCATTTGTCCAGCAATAGGTATTGCTTCGACTACTTCATCGGCAGAGGAGTCTAGGTTTGATTCTTTGAGATGTGCTCCTCTTGGAACAACCCATTTTCCTTTAAACAACGAATGGTGTTCTAATATAATAGATAATGCTTTATTGTACGCTTTTTGATCTGGTATTTGATCTTCGATAGAACTTCTTCCCCATAATCGAAAAGGAACGTCTATTTCTCTGTAATGAGTTATAGGGATAGGATTATCTCCATCTCTATTTTTGGGAGTGGGATTGTCTCCCATAAATAACATTACATTATTAGCACAAATAATAAGTCTTCCGTCAGGAAATTCTGGTGTTGACTTTTGCCAATATCTTTTTACTACTGCTCCTTTTTCAGATGGTTCTCCACTTGCTCCCTGTGGATTTATTTGTGATGTTGTGGGAGATACTAATCCATCTAAAAACTTTTCAAACGTAGATGCTGTATCTCTAAACTCTGGTGTTACATATTTTCCTTTGTCTGGAAACTGTCTTCGTATTTCTTCCAAAGACAACCATTCTCCGACAATAATTGAGTCACAATCCTTCAATTCTGTTCCACTTCCTATTGGAACAACAGAAAATGGAGATAAAGCTTTCATGGAAATTTTTCCAGTTCTAAATTGTTCAACGCCAATTACATTGGTTCTCATTTCCATTTCTGGATTACCAAACTGGTCAAAAACTTCATTTCCTTCTTCGTCTACTCTTATTTGTTCCACTTCTTCTTCTTGAACTTGAGATAACATTTGACCTGCATTTGGGTTCCACTCCACAGATAAAAAACCATTTCCACAAGATAAGACCCAACCAAGTAGCCTTCTCTTTAAGGACCTCCACCGAACATCATTTTTTATATGAAACCATACTTTTTGGGCTAATCGTGCAGCATCGACATCTTCTTGTTCATTGGAATTAGGTAAAACGCTAACTAATGTATCAAAACCAGAAAGTTTAGATAAATTTATTCTATACGCTGACATAAGGAGATTTGATGTCATGCGAACTTGCCTTCTCCTAGAAGGAGGTAGCCATAGCCTATTTCTTGATGGATGCCATACTAAATGTTGGAATCCAAGTAAATAAGCTGTATTTAAAAACCATTGTCGGTGATAAGGCTGTAAACGATTCATTCCTTTTTCCCATTCTTCCTGCACCATCGACATCGCACCAGTTTCTGTTTTGGTGTGGTCTATTTCATCTTGCAACTCTCTAGGAGTAGTTGGATCAAGCGTGATTTTATCCTCTGCCATCTACATCACCTTTATTTGTACTGTAATCAGACATAAAGTTTGGAGGTAAATCCTCTCCCAATGCCTGTAAATAAATAGAAGTTTCGTTTTCCGAAGTAGTCCAATTATCGGTATTAATTTCGTTTGAGTTTACTGGATTTTGTGTAGCAGAATATTCTCCATAATCCCTAGACATAATTCTATCTAACAACTCTTTCTCTACAGCGAAATGTCTTTCCTTGTCTTTAGTCCTCTCTCTCTCTTTCAAAATAAGAAGACAAAGACAAACCAAGCCAAACGAAGCTGAAAATATTGTCTCTATCAAGTTAATCCTCCCAAATAAGGATCATACACTTCTTCCTCATCTCGATATTTCTTTGGATACTTCACTTTCTGTTCCTTGGTCATGCTATCCCATATCTC